GCTAAAACTAAGATGACCACCACCGACGAGACCTGGACGAAGACCTTCAGCTACCTCAGGGTGAGGGAGGACGTCGCCTACTACTACAAGAAGATGACGTACAACGTGGAGTTCTTCAGGGCCAACTTGCCCGCGTCGGTCTTCTCCGCGAACATCATCATCACCCCGTACAGGGCCTACATGCCCATCGAGATGAAGAAGAACTTGATGATCAGGACCGACGAGATCCAGGGCATCATCAAGAAGATCATCTACGACAGCGACGTGGAGTACACCAAGAAGTTGTACTTCGACGAGACCTTCGACCCGGACATCTACTACAGGATGATCGTCAACAGGAACAAGAACTCGATGCCCACCAAGAGGTTGTTCTCCTTGTGCGAGGTCATCCCGATCGAGGCCGAGTTGTACTTCTTCAGCTTCTTGAGCGCCAACAGGAACGCGTCCTCGTTGGTGTCCAGGATGTACCCGAAGATGACGGAGATGGACATCTACACCAACATGATGGAGAACGAGAAGAAGATCAAGTTCTCGGCGTTCGACTACCAGAACATCGACGACTTGACCGACTGCTGCGTGAAGACGACCGAGGAGCTGGACAACTTGACCGAGATGATGTACAACATCTACCACAAGAAGGTGTACAGGGAGAAGAAGAACGTGGCGGACATCACCACCGACTTCAAGACCTTGTTGACGGAGAACTTGAGGGAGAAGTTGACCTACTCGAGGTTCCAGTACTGGGAGAGGTCCAGGCACGAGATCTTCTCCCAGTTGTGCGTGTCCGAGATCAGCGCCGTGAACATCGCGAACACGGACGTCAACTTGCAGGTGAAGTACGACTACTACGGCCAGGACTACAACAAGACCCCGGACTTCATCGACGAGGACTCCAAGATCATCTTGGACTTCGCCGTGACCACCTCGAACGCGGGCAACGTGAGGGACTTCAAGATCAAGAAGTACTACGACTTGTCGGTGGGCTTCTCCGAGCACATGAAGACGACCTACAAGTCCGAGGCCATCGTCTGGAAGATCAACTCCAGGAACGAGTACCAGATCCCGAAGGAGTACACCAACATCAGGTCCATCTTGGACTCGTCCGACACCATGGACTTCTTGTACGAGATGCAGTTGGCCATCCAGATGGACCCCAACTACCAGAAGTTCAGGAAGATGTCCGACATCGAGGACGACGTCCTGAGCAACAGCTCCAACCACGACCTCAAGATGTTGGACAACCTGATCACGTCCATGGTGAACAACAAGTTGAAGAAGAAGGAGTTCTTGTCGGCGGACGTGGCCGACTCCAGGAAGAAGAAGAGGGGCGACAAGACCATCATGAAGAAGGTGAAGGAGATGGACATCTACCCGGACCTGGAGAACACCTCCAACATGGACGTCGACAGGTACCTGGACGAGTTGAACAAGACGATGACCAACATGATCGAGCAGGACGACTACCCCAAGGCCATCAACTTGTTGTTCGACGAGACCAAGGAGAACATCAGGAACGACATGTTGTTCGAGTTGAAGAAGCAGATGAACAACAGGAGGAACTGCATGGCGAACGTCAACCACAAGATCCCCAAGTTGTTCAAGGCGCCCTTCTGGGTGGAGACGGAGGTCAACATGCCCTTGTACTTGAAGGGCATGAACATCAGCGACTACAGCGAGGTGGAGCACACGGAGGACGGGACCTCCTTCTACTACAGCGACTTCGGGTTCGCGGACAAGAAGGCGAAGGAGATGTCGGAGAAGATGCACGAGTACAACGACATGGGCATCGGGATCGACCCGATCACCGACAAGATCTTGTTCGACGACTTGACGGAGTACATGATGGAGGACTGCACGGTGCCCTTCAAGAACGTGTTGTACGACGACTCGTTCCCCGAGGAGATCAAGGACTTCATGAGGACGAACGCGTGGGCGATGATCTCCTCCATGTCGAACCTGTTCGAGAACTTGTGCTACATGGAGGGGAGGAGGCACTTGTTCGACAACAGCAAGGGGCACACGGTGTGCAAGAACTTCGGGTCCTACCTGTTGCTGGTCAAGAAGGGCTCGAAGTTGACGTCGCAGAAGCAGATCAGGTACAAGGTGATGATCCCGAAGAAGTCCGTCATGCTGGACAACCCGAAGTTCTCCCACAAGTTCGACGACATGGAGGACTACGAGGACATGTGCTCCACCAAGTGGCTGTCCGCCAGCATCACCGACATCAGGCACTACTCCAAGATGAAGGAGGTCACCATCTGCTTGTTGTCGTCCATCTTGGACAAGGACAAGGAGAACTCCAAGGGGACCGTGTCGAACTTCAACTTGATCACCAAGATCAACATGAGCTACCTCATCATCTTGATGGAGAACAAGAAGGAGACCAGCACGGCGTTGCAGTTGAACAGGTACTTGGTCCACTCCATCACGTCCCACGTGTCGAACAGGAAGAAGTTGGCGGCGGAGATCATGGACGGGCCGATCAGGAGCTTGGGGGACTCCTTCGTGAGGTTGTCGCAGCACAACTGGTACTACAAGGCGTTGGACAACGTCGAGGCCATGACCAGCAACAGGATCACCAACTTGATCAGCATCTCCAACGACTACGACAGGTTCCACATGGAGTCGTTCTTCGACTTGGAGGTGAAGATCGAGTTCAGCAGGATCATGGACGAGATGTACTTGTGCAACTTGTTCGACAAGGAGTCCGGCTTCAGCGGCCACATGATGAAGCAGATCGCGGACAAGCAGGAGAAGATGGAGATCTTGTTCAACTCCATCAGGCACAAGGACGAGAGCAAGGGGAACATCAACGACGTGAAGAGCTTCTTGAAGGAGAAGGACCAGTTCCACACGTTCGACAAGAAGTTCGTGGTGTCGGCGACGAAGAAGTACTTCTCGTCGACCACCAACAAGGTCAAGTTGAAGGAGGCGGAGATCAAGGCCATCAACTCCGTGGTCAACTCGGCCATGATGATGACCGCGTCCTTGAAGTCCGGGCCGTACGCCTCCGAGGCGATGGACTTCTCGACCAACATCGTCAAGTCCAAGTCCTTCGAGTCCTTGTTCTTGGAGGTGGAGAAGCTGTCGAGCAACGTGTTGTTGGAGATGTGCGAGAAGATGGACACCATCGAGGCCATCTTCGCGATGTTCCCCAAGGCCCAGATCGGGGGGTCGAGGGAGATCTTGATCCAGGCGGTCCAGCTCAGGGTCATCGTGAAGTTCTTGGAGACCTACTCCAAGGAGATGTGCAAGATGCACGACAAGGAGATGTTGACGAAGACGTTCCAGAGGCCCGAGATCCAGAGCGACACGTTGGCCGAGATGAGGGAGGTGATGAGGGCCTCGGTCAAGAGGGGGAACAACACGCTGTTCTTCTCGATGAACGCCGACGCCTCGAAGTGGTCGCCGTCCTTCGTGATGGAGAACTTCATGCACTTCGTCTACAACTGGGACATCAACGAGGACGTCAAGATGTTGTTGCTGTCGGTGGTGTCCTCGTTCTCCTCGAAGAGGATGTTGGTCCCGGACGCCCTCAAGAGGAAGTGGGACGACAAGGACAAGAACTTGAAGGAGTTCTCGGAGGGGGTGCAGTCGTTCAAGGAGCAGGCGTACGAGAACAACTACGTGGTGGAGTTGATGTCGGGGATGGGGCAGGGGATGTTCCACTTCTTGTCGAGCTTCTACCACTGCGTGATGGACGACTTGAACGAGCACATGTCGAAGGACATCTTGATGAAGACGGTGAGGACCACCTTCATCCAGAAGGTGATGAAGTCGTCGGACGACTCGACCTCCATCGGGATGATGATGTTCGGCAAGAACTTGAACAACGTCGACAAGGCGTTGAGGGCGTACATCTTCTTGTTGGACTCCTTCAACAGGTTGTCGAACATCCACATGAACTGGAAGAAGTCCGGGTTGAACTTCATCATCTCGGAGTTCAACTCGTTGTTCTCCATCGGGAAGAGGATGGTGTGGGCGACCATCAAGGACATCTACACCTCCAACTCCATCCCGGACTTGACCTCCCCGGAGGAGGCGGTCGTGTTCTTCAACTCCAACATCAGGAGGGCCTTCGAGCACGGGGTGTACTTGACCACCATCAAGATCATGATGAGGTTGGCGAACAAGCAGTTGAAGAGGTACTACCAGATGGACCAGTTCTTGGTCGACAACTTGAAGATGCTGTTGAAGTGCGAGGAGGACTTGTTGCCCTACCAGTTGGGGTTCTTCCCCGAGAAGATGCCCGTGGAGACCATGATGTTCGGGCTCGAGGTCAACATGTTCAACCCGAAGAACTCGAAGGAGTTGATGGTGTTCTACGACAGGTTGTACTCGGCGGAGAAGGTGTCCCAGATGTCCAAGTCCAAGAAGATGGTGCCGTTCGCGGAGGAGTCCATGGGCAAGTTCTGGTTCGAGTTGCCCTCCAGGTTGGACAAGCAGTTGCAGGACATGAAGGACAAGTTCTTCACGTCGATGTTGAAGATGGACATGGAGTCCATCAACAAGCAGATGAACAAGAACGCGTTGAACTTCAACTTGTCCCAGAACGACATGAAGAACTACACCCAGTTCACCATGGAGTACTTCGTCGGCATGAACAGGAAGTACGAGTTCCAGGAGACCATGGTCGTGCACTCGCTGGTGAGGGCCCTCCAGTTGTCGAGGTCCAAGGGGAAGGTGTACCCGAAGTTGAAGATGACCGTCGAGTTGGAGAACAAGATGGAGAACCTCAAGTTGAAGTTCATGGACCCGGACTTGTCGGCGTCGGAGAGGTCCGAGGTGGCCAAGGAGATGAAGAGGATGGAGCTGGAGATGGACACCTTCAACGTCGACTTGTGCTCGTTCGTGTCCTTGATCATGAACAGGGACAAGAAGTCCAAGAGCTGCTTGAAGTTGATGAAGGCCCACCAGAGGATCGCCCTCAACCACTTGGAGATCAACAAGTCCCTGGACTCGATGAACAAGTCGACCAGGTTCTACCACCCCACCATGAAGACCTTGAGGTTCTACGCGTCCGACATGATGTTGAACTTGAACTCCGAGGAGATCATCAACCACATCTTCAACCCCAAGTCCGCGAAGTCGAACGCCATGGAGAACGCCATGGAGGAGCTCTGCGACATGATCGACTTCAAGAACAAGGACATGATGCACGAGAACCCGTTCAACTTCATCGAGACGTTCATGAGCATGTCCGACAGGCCGTTCAAGGACTTCAAGGACTACTTGGCCTTGAACCAGAAGAACTTGAAGTTCATGAAGGTGACGATGCTGACGGACTCCTACGACACGGGCTCCTTGGAGGAGAACGTCCTCAACTTGTACAGGACCAGGCTGAACCCCGACTTCTCGTACGAGCGGAAGACGGAGAGGTGGAACAAGGACTACAACACGTTGAACTTCTTGTCGGAGATCTCCTTGAACCAGGAGAACAGCGACTTCATCAGCATGGAGCTGGCCAAGAACATCAACTCCTCGGACAACAAGATGATCAGGGCGATGAAGCTCAGGACGTTGTCCAAGGACCAGGAGTTGAGCAGCTTCGACGTGTTGTACGACAGGGTCGAGTTCAGGACGTACAAGGACAAGTTCAAGGTGAAGACGATGGCCTGGTCCAACTTGTCGACGTTGATCTTGGTGAAGGACCAGAAGCCCAACCTGGACGTGTACATCTACTCCGACCAGGACTTGGACTTGTCCATGAAGAACAACAGGATCTTCAACCTGTTCAAGAAGGACATGATGGACTACGACGACTCCAGGTACAAGGTCAACTACATGAACAAGGGCAAGTGGAGCAACATCTTCAACGTCAGGTACAACATCAGCAACATGTCGTTCAGGACGAACATCTTGAGGAAGGCGACGAAGTGGACCATCGAGTTGCAGGTGTCCTCCAGCAGGTTCAAGCACTTCAAGGACAACGACACCACGAACGTGACCTTCAACATCTTGACGGACTCGTACACCGTCAACGACGAGGCCTTGAAGAACTTGTTCATCTACGACGCGTTCGGCGACGAGATCCAGGTGAAGGAGTTGATGGACGACATCCCGGACCTGCAGTCGTTGGACACCATCTTGTTGAGGAACGGCTGGATGTACGAGATCGAGTTGAAGGAGGCGTCGTACTTCAACCCGGTGAAGGAGATCAAGTCCACGTACACGTTGCAGGAGATCAACGCCTCGTTCGGCCAGGAGAGCATGAAGAACACCTTGATGTCGTTGATCCCGACGGCCTTGATGGACGAGGTGAGGGAGAACGAGATCGAGATCAACAACAGCAACTTCTCGGCGGTGACCGAGGGGGCCAAGAGCGCCATGCAGAACTTCTTGAACAAGATCTCGGAGGAAGAGTCCATGGACAACTCCAACGAGGTGGACTTGTCCGGGTTCAAGGAGAAGAACTCGGTGATCAAGCTGATGGACTACATGATCACGGTCTCGATCACGAAGACGTTGGACATCGACAAGAAGAAGATGGGGATGTTGTGGAACAGCACCAAGGGCTCCAAGATCTCGGAGAACAACTTCCACAGCATGGTGTTGTGGCAGGTGAGGAACTCCTTCGACTTCAAGTTGTCCAACATCATGTCGGCCATCGTCTACAACTGCATCTTGAAGAACTACATGACCACCGTGTCGGTGAAGCCCCACGACAACATGAAGTGGATGGGGATCGAGGCCAGGTCGAAGGTGGACAAGTCCAACTTGTTCATCGTCCGGAAGAAGGACGACAAGGCCATGTTGGACTCGCTGAACATCTTCAACTAGTTCTTGAAGTGGATGGTGAAATGTTTAGC